TCCAATCATCTAATCCTATTAAGTCACCTCTATCTGCCTTCCTATATTGCTCTAGGTCACGTTCAACTTTAATGCCTAGATGCTCGTCAATTAGCTTTGCAACTTCTCTTTCAAAGGCCGCGCCTTTAGCTCTTCCGTTCGTCATGTTTTACAGCCATAGCATAGCCGCCTGCATCATGGTGATAGCTGTGAACAAACTCACGCTCATACCACTCACTGCCAGGCAGATGCCCTTTTCTAATATAGATTACTTTAATGGATTTTGATGAGCCGAATACGCTCGTTGTCGTTTCTTGATTGGATGTATCCGAGCGTTTCACACAGCTCACAATCCATGTCAAATTCTTTTTCAAGAATGATATCAGCGATGACAGCAGAGACAACATTAATATACCAACCCTCACCATCACACTTGGGACACGTCACTCTGTTGCTGGGCTTGCGCCTGTTTGTAAAAGTCATCGTGCGTCACTTGCCCTTGCGTCCAGAAATCAATAGCCAGTATTGTTTCAGGTCTTGGAAACCTATTGCCTTTGATTATACGACAAACACCAGCTGGTGACATCTTTATTTTACGAGCGAACTTAGCCTGAGATATACCCTCTTGTTTTAAATAGTCTAGTAACTGCATGTTTTCACCTTTCTTCTAGGGGGGGGAATAAAAAAAAGTTTTTCCCCCTTGTATTTTTTTTCTAACATAGTGTTGACAGATGGTAAAGCATTCATTACTGTCAAATTTATAGACATACTGGAGAAGTTATATAATGCAACAAGATATACCAGAATACAGAAAAATATTCGGTGCTACACATAACAGTGCATCGGGTGCAACACAGCCACTTGATGAGCATGTGTTGAAATTAAAAATCAGAAAAGATTATGACGTTTACTTTCCGTTTGCAGCCAAACCTAGAGCTGGACAGATAGTGCAGATGGCATGTGACTGGCATTTAGGGCTTGATAAATACAGCCCGATACAAGGCCAGCAAAAAGGTATGGATATAGACTTGGCTATTAGAAAAGCTATGACCGAGTTTATGACATACCAGCCGCGCCAGTTTGACGATGGTAAGGATGCAGAAGACTACCAAGAAATAAAGAACCATATCCCACAGATGGTGCATCATGCAGTGCAAGGCTTGCAGGAATACTATAATGGCTGTGAATTGGAAGGCGAGTTTCAGAGATGGCTAGAGGTAGATGGCATTGATGTACCTACTATGCTGTTCTTAGACTTTGCAGGGGATGGCAAACAGCTAGATTTAAAATGCAGTTTCCCAACTCGTAACCCACCGCGAAAGGATGGTACGAGGACTTGGCGTATCCCTAAACCAAAGACCGAACCAACTCGACAGCAAGTGATGCAACAGGCGGTGTATTGGAAGGCCACTGGTTATACGCCTGGATTGCTCTTTGTGACAGCAGATGGATATAACATCTGCACTCAAGAAAACTGTCAGGCATTATCATATGAAAATTTAGAGGGTGCTTATCAGGAAGTTGTTTCCCGATGGCGCATTATACAGAATTTGCTGAAGGCTGCCAATGGCTCTTGGAAAAATCTTTTCGGGCTAGTGTATCCAGACTTTCAGCAGATATCACAGTGGCATGGCCCTGAGATACTTAAAATAGCAAAACATGAATGGAGTTAAAGAGATGCAAGAACAAGTTTATTCAGCGTTAGACTTAGCAAAGGCGCTAAACATAAATAGGAACAGTGTTTATTACCAAGTAAAGAATGGCAGTCTCCCAAAGCCTAGCATGAAAGTTAGGACAAGGAAACGAGGCCCACATACCTACGTATGGAAGCGCTCTGAGTTAGAAAGCAATCCCTACTTTAATAAAGCTACTGTCCCAACTGTAGAAAGTTCTACATTTATGGCCAAAGCAAAAGAGATGCGAGAGGAACTTGGCCTATCTGAAATAAAAGAAATGGTAACAGACAATGAGCTGCTCAGAGATGCTATTGAGATGCGCCTCGATAAGTTGGAAGAGAACATGAAACTGATAGAAAAGGTAGTAGATTTAATGAATGAAAGAAAGGAGAAGAAGTGGTGGCAGATTTAAAGGAAGCAATGGCAAAAGTTGCCGAGCTAAACAAATCGCATGGCGTTAAACAACGTGGCGGCAAAATGTACACGCAAGTCGTGCATAGGATGGAAGCCTTCAGACAGGTATTTGGTACTGACTTCGGGGTTGACACAACTATCCTAGTTGATGATGGTAATAAAGTTGTTATTAAAGCTATCATCGCAAATACAGATGGCATGGTAATAGGCTCTGGAATGGCAGAGGAAATACGAGGTCAAGGATTAGTCAACACTACATCTGCCCTAGAGAATTGTGAAAGTTCAGCAATCGGAAGAGCGCTTAGTTCACTAGGATTGTCGGGTGGCGAGTATGCCTCAGCTAACGAGATGGAAGCTGTACCGCGCAAGGCAGAAGCAATAAAAGAAGCAAAAGAAAAGGAGGGTACAAAGCCAGTCAAAGCAATGGCTGAAGAAATAAAACAGACTGATGACTTTGACGCAGCCAAAGACAAAAGGCTTTATGTAGAAATCAGAACCAAGTTAGAGGCTTGTGTTAGTGTTTCAGACGTTAATGCAATCTACATTAAGAACAAAGCATTTCTCGAATTGCTTACAAAACGAGACCCGAAAAGGGCAAAGCACTTTAAAGAAATGTTTTTAAATTACGAATCTAAATTTTATAAAGGAAACTAAAATGTCAGTAAGAGAATGGACAAAAGTAGCAACAATCAAGCTATGGAAAAACGATGATGGTGGTAAAGCACTAGCGAGTAACGCATCATTCAAGCCTTACAAAGATGGCGCTAACCAAGACATAACATTGTATGGTGACGTAAAATACTACGCACGTTTATATGAAAACGATGATGGCACTTACTCTGTAGCACTTACAGCACCAGCAGATGCCTTGCCTTCAGGTGGTGGCAGTAGCGGTGGCTATGACATGAAAAAAGAAATAGCAAAGTCTGATGAAGAGCTAGTCGATGAAATTCCTTTCTAATTCATAAGGTAGGCTGTACCTCCCATCGCTGCCCAAGGGGTGTGGCGAATCGCGTCTTAATGCAGTAATCGAAACTGTCAAAGCCAAGCCTACCGAGCGCTTTTTTCTCTCCGTTTTGAGCGCTTTTGTATATGGCAAATTAAGACAACCCCTACTAACTATGAGGTTAAGATGAACAAAGAAGACTTACTAAAAGCGGCACTTGATGCTGTAACTGTACGAGGCTCTGCATATGGCGATGCCTATACAAATCATAAACGCATAGCAGACTTATGGTCTGTGATACTGCAAACAAAGGTACGTCCTGACCAAGTAGCGCCCATGATGATAAGTGTAAAGCTAGCCAGACTTATAGAAACACCTGACCATGAAGACTCATATGTTGATATGGCTGGGTATGCAGCGACTGGCTCTCAAGTTAAGGACGATGAAAAGCTAATAGAAGTAGGCAGTAAGAGAATTATAGATGGTTAAAAAGAAGGGGCCAAGTAGCCGTGAGTTAGCTATGCGCAAGATTACTTGCGACTATTGCGGCAGAAAACATTTCGTTAAAGACGGTGATTGGGTAATCACAGCAAGCAATAAAGTGCTATGCGATTATAGCAGGGATGATGATTGCTTTCACAAAAACAAGAGGGATGCAAATGAGCGTAGAAGACTTCAAGAAACAACTAGAACAACTAAATGAATCAGTAATAAATTTCCATAAATATGAAGAGAAAAAAAGAGGTGGCTATGTAGCTAGATGGGTAGGCGTATCTAATAAATATAAAAACGAAGCCAGAAAAAAGAGGGCTGGTGTGTAATGGTAATAAGAAACGGTATTCCCATTATGTTTAAAGACACATCAACTATGAACCATGCGATGAAAACAACACAGTATGGTGATTTGTATTTAATTGATAACACAAAGCAATACAGGTATTTATGTAAGCGTCTAGCTTATGCTAAGTTTTACTATGTGAAAAAAAGAGGGCCTAATAATTCCCAATTCCAAGTCAGGGTTTTACCCGAAGGCATATTCACTATGAAGCTATCCTAACATTTCCATCTTTTCCTTGCTTGCCGTAAACGTGAGTTAGGGTCTTTGGCTGCCTTTGGAAACTTCTTCATTTGACCAGCAGACCTAGCACAATATGATTTACGTCTTTTAGCGTCCTTACTACCCTTCTTTACTTTACCTGTAACAGCAGTCTTTAACTTACTGCCAGGGTTTTCTCTTCTGTAACGAGCGACACCAGCCTTAGTCATTCCAGCCCCACTTTTTGTAGAGCGAAAATACTTCTTAGTTTTTGGTGGCTGTTTATCTCCTTTAGCCATCTACTTGCCTCATTCTCTCTACTAGCCGTTCAGCTCTGTTAGTTACCTGTTTATACCAACGGCTATCAACCATCTCATCAGCAGCACCATTCCAATCCTTTGCATCTACGCTAGCTCTCATGCCCTTGAACTTAGATAGTCTAGGATAGCCAAGATTAAACATCATATTAGCAATGATTAACTGCACTTCTTCAGGTAATAGGTAGAAATTGTCGTAGAGTCTTGTACAATCCTCAAGCACTGTTTCGATATCTGCTTCAAAGGCTTGTTTAACTCTGTCTTCTGAGACTGATGTTCCAACAGGCTGTCCGTTTTCGGGGTCTGATGCACGAATAAGATGACCAATACCAAAAGTAGGATAGCCCAGATGGTCAAGGTATATTTCAAATACACACCCTTCATCCTCGGCTAACTCTTTTCGTAATTGGTCTATGTTCATTTCTTTTTCTTTTTCATTT